CCGGGCAACACTCAAGGTAGTAAAACTAACGAGGGCAAGAGTGAGGGGTGGGGGGGGTACTCAGCGCCGACGGCGGCGAGCCCTCCTACGCCTCACGTTAGCACCCTTCTTAGGGGTGGTATTGGTGATGCGTGGTTGGGTTCGAGCCGCCCTCTGCTTGGGCTTCTTGCGCTTAGTAAGCGCCTGCGTGACGGCGTGTACGCCAGAAGCGACGCCGCCAAGCGGGCCCGGAAGGGCCGAAGCTAACTCCGACGTGATGTCGATGCCTTGAAGCAGAATGTCCCAGAAATCTGGGTTGTCTCGAATGGGTACTGCAATGGGCAATTCCCGTTCAAGTTGTCGGTAGAATTCCAGGCTAGCCTGGTCTTCCATTGGTGCTGAATGCGCAACCTCATACAAGAGGCTGTTGAATGTTGGCTGAAATTCGAACGTCTTCCACACTTTGAAAACGAAGGATTGATCAACTACACCTGGCGGCACGTCAACTCGAAACACGATAGAATCATAGTTGTTGTCGTGCGCGACGAGAGGGCCAGTCCACTTTAGCCGATTGGCTGCAGAGGGAGTCCCAAGCTCGAAGAAACCGGAGTGCTGGCTCGCGAGACATTCGCCATCTCTGACGGTATCCCAATTGAACTCAGCTTCACGGTTCATAGACACGGCGTACGCGCCGTCTTTAACAGCTGCAACGTAGGCGTCGCTGCTGGTGGTTGGATCAACCAAACATTGGCAACCCTCCATCACAAGATCATCCGTGTACTGGTCATCCACAGCGTTAGGTGTGATATGGCTTTCGCGCGAAATGATTTTCGTTTTGAAGGGTGCTTTGTAACAAGTAATTGACCCATACTGGTTAAACGCATTTGTAGTGCAGGCTAACTCGGCCGACATTGAAGTCAGTCTGAAGTCCGTAACTACAGACGAGTTCGTACCGGGGAAATCTTCCTCGGTTGCGTTCTCGATCCAGCTGTAAAGCTGGTTAGCTGTAGGGTGCAGAATGGGTGAAAGGACGGAGCCTACCCCAAGACCGGGGACGGAATTGGTGGCGGTCCAATAGGACACTCCACTAGAAGGAGTTACTATGTACCAGGTCGAGCCTGGAGCCGCGTTAACCGTAGTTACGGAAAATTCGCGTTTAGTAATGGACTTACCAGAAAAGCTATCCGGCACGCCACGGTTCTCCAATGATTGGAAATCCGGGGCAGCGGTAGCAGCTTTGAGGAAGTCGGTGCCTTCTGTTGAAATAGGTTTCATCTTACTTGTTATTGCCACGTCTGAAGGAACTCATACGCTTCGGGCGTAATGTCCAACATCAGATCATTGCGTAGAGCTGCCAAGTGGACCTCCCGGGCTGGATGGTCTTTGACGTGCTCCACGTAGGCCTCTAGGCGGTCTAGCGTTATCTTAGATGACGCAAGGGCGTAGAGGCTCTTAGTGGGGTCTGATGGTAATGAAGTTCCATCGGTGAAGAAGTTGCGAGAGCAAAATTCAAAATCTCCCTTTCGCCTAGAGTATTCCCGTAAAGGGTGGCCTAATAAAAGGTATTTACTCTGGGCGTCAGGAACGGGGTCTTCGATGGAGTCATCGCCCATTGCGATACACCACCGAGCACCAATCAACAGAGAGACCATCACACGAATGCGAGAGTTGCTGCTGCTGGTGCAGTAGGTTCCAGATTTCATAACCCCCTCGTAGTCCTGGGTATACATGCTGCCATCTGAGTTGGCATAGACCGGGTTGTTCAAGCAATGAGTCCGCGCGCGCATTAGGGTTGCGGCCACAGTTCCCTGTGACCGCATCAACCTGATACGTGCTTCAGTCTCTAAGCGAAGCTCCCAGCCTTGTATAGACCAGTCCCACCCCTGAACGTCAGCCTGGGCGAATTCACCTTGTCCTGCTTTCGCATGAAGGTCTTTCCGCAATGAATCGCACCCTTTACGGGTGAAACCAATGCCAGGTTTGGAAGGGATATATTGCCATAAACCAATTTCCAAATTGTTTTGGGTGGAGTGGAGGAGTCGATCAATCAGCTGATCAACTACTGACACGCTCGAAATGAGGCGCCAGGTTTGGGTTTTAATTTTGCGAAGGGGGTGCGGTTCACCCTTAACAAACAGAAACACGGGATCACAAGCTCCCTGGAGGACTAGCTCAGATGATGTCATGTCATCGAGATTGGTCTTCAACAGGGTTTGTATTCTCCGAAAGGTCAAGGTTATGAGGGTGTTGAGTTCCTCTACCCTTAACTTGTTAATGTCTGAAAAGGTGTTTTTGAAAGGCATACCGGGCGAGGCGCCTAAATTGACGTCGTGGTCCAGTATGTGTATAAGTTCTTGGCGTAATGCTGTCCAGTTAATGGTTTCCCCGAGGGATTCGGGGTAACGGGTATGTGGATAAGTTTGCTCAATTATCTTGAGTACTCTTTCCAATTCCTTTTCGTCTGGTTCTTCAGCTTCAATATGTCTACTGGCCTGCACTTTAAGTGAGGCCAGAACGGCACTAGAAGTCTGGGGGGGCATCATCCAATTCTTCATTCCTTCGACTTCAAGGATGGTCCCTTGGGGCCCTTCCTTTTGCGATGGCGTGAACTTGGCTTTCTTGCACTTGCCGACGAAGTTGAGTCCATCACTTTCGTACTGGGGCGGGACAAAGGAGTAGGAACAGATGTCTCTGTACCAATCTTCTTCGTGTGAGCTCCAGCTATAGTGGGTTTCTTCTTCTTCTTTCGTTTCTTCTTCTGCGGAGCAGGGATTGTGTCCCTCTCCACGGCAGTCTTCCGAGCGGAGTGCGTGGCACTCTCCGCTGACCGAAAATGTTGCTTAGATTCCATTTGATCGTCCCGCCCCCGGATAGGGTTTGGGCCGTCAGAGCTTTCCGATTCTGAGTCGGAGCTACTAGATTCCTCGTAGTCGCTGGAAGGCGAGGGTGGAGGATCGATAGTAGGATTAAGATCTGTGACCATGTCTTTGAACAGTTCCACCGCCTTAGCAGTTTCCCGCTGTTGGGATAGAACCATCGCGTTGACTCGATCTTTCAATTGTTGTATCTGAGCATCACTAGCTAGATGATGTCGTTTGCTAAAAGCTTTTGCACGCATTATCTCTTCCGCCTGTTCATTACGCTGTTTCTGCAGCGTACGAATCTGGGCATTGGAGTCTTCATACAATTTCTTCGCTTGGTTGCGTCGATCCGTGTACTCCAGTTCAGCTGCTGCTGCCTGTTTCCTGAGGAAATTCATTTCCTGTCGCATCTTCGTGATAACTTCATCTTCTTGCTTTGTTCGGCGTCGGTCCGCTACAGAACCTTTAGGTTGTTTGGATTCAAAGTAATCGCCTCTTTCGTCCCCAGTATTAATGAGGTCGCCAACGATTGCTTTCATAGCTAAGGACGTAGCATCCCAGAGCTCAGCCTCCTCGTCTTCTCGACGACGTTGGCGATCTCTGAGAGTTTCGTTAACCTTCTCTATTTGTTCCAAATTCATATCATACTTTTCCTCCCAATCCTGAGCTTGAAGCTCCGCGTCATGGCGTACTGTGTATTCATTGGCATTACCTACCAATTCATAAAATGAATTATCCCGATAAATGATTGCGTTCATAATAAAATGAGCGTCCTCTTCATCGAGTCCTTGTTTGATCCTGTAGTGCTTTCGATATTCCTCAAGGTCAGCGAATCGGCTTTCGTCGATGCGCTTGAGCAGTTCTGCCCTCTTATACTCCGCCGTGGTGGCGTAAGCTTCCTGGGTGGATGCCCGGGAAGGTAGGAGGGGAGTGAGTATTGATCCAGAATTACTACCAAAATTTTCGGCTTTAGTGTGGATTAGTAGAACTTTTCCAGTTTTAGAGCTTACTATCGGGAATCCCGAGCTGCCTTTCATGGTCGAGGCCGTATGAGTAATACGGCCGGCCGAAATGGCATCTTTGAGGGTTCCTCGTGATCTTGATATCTGTCCTGAGGAGTTAACGCAATAAGCGATAATATGATCTCCTTCAAATACTTTTTCTGCAACTTTGAGTGTTTTCAAATGCAACCCGCTCCAAAACTTATCAGGTAATTTCAAACTTGTTGTGTCCAGTTTCCCTTCTTCGGAACAATGTCCAATTAAGGTAGTCGGTGGCACTAACATGTCTATTCCATTGGCACGAGCGTAGACTGGCAAGCCTGCGAACGCCAAATCGAGTAGTAAATGAGTAGCTGTTACTAAAACTGATTGATCACCAATAGCTACGCGCGAAGCGCCGCCAATGATGCCGTCTAGAAAAGCAGCTCCGCGTTTGCTGTTATGCAAAACGCAGAGACCCGGTGGGTTTGGAGTGGGTCGGATGACTGAACCTTTGACAAGCGCTTCGGACCCATAGCGGATAAAATCCTGCTCGGGTGCTTGGCGATTTAAGAACTCCGCGAAACGGAGAGATTTCTCATGTTCGCGTATGTTATTCATTAGCTCAGTCACTGACTGTCGCACGACCACTCTACCAAGGGGACTGTCTACGACAAGGGTGGTTCCTGTGATATGGAACTCACCGTAGACTTCGTCTGGCACATCGGTGGGAGTGGGCGTGCTATTGCGCTTGTTTAAGGCGCGGCGTTCCGACCACTTCTGGTAGTGGAAGGACAAAGTTCTTAAAAACCAATAGAAAAGCACAGACAAAAGTGCTACTATCAAATGGTCTAACAACAATCCATTAAAAGGCGACTGCCTGCGCAAGCAGGGAGGGCCTATGTCAAACAGATACTGTCTCATCTCGTCGGAGAGAGACTGGTTCTCGCGCACGAACTGTGAATAGTTCGTGGGATCGTAATCGAACGTTGAGTTCATCTTGAACTCGTTATAAATGGCGGGGTCCAGTGTGGTCCAGTGGATAAAAGAAATTTGAGTATCAATCAAAATTTCTATTCTCGCTAGCTCACCAAAGG